GTGTAATGGAATCAGAAGATTACTATAACACATGGATAATGGTACGAGTTAGAAAATCACACATTAAAGGATTAGAATGTTAGACTTCTTAAAAGAATTTAGTAAAGACGGCCACGATGCCATCTTCTTTTTGCCTGGCGATAAGAAAGATGATTTACATATTGAAGGCGCAACATACAAAAACCCTGGTGACAAAATTGGCGGCAATTCCATGGGTGATGAATATCATGTAATATTATTCAAAGAACAAGAAGATGGTAAATTATATGATGTTGATAAATTTGAAGCCATTTTTGCCGATCCATACGAATACATTTCAAACTTAATAACACAAAATTGGTTTGGTATACTTGCAAAGCGTACTACCACATCTGACGCCTTTGTTCAAAAAACGTTTGACAAACTGATGAAGATATGATACAATAGGCTTATTGGAAACTATTGAAAGTTTGTTATGATTCTCGTTGATTTAAATCAAGTATTACTTGCTGGTCTGATGGCACAAATCGCCAATCATAAAGGTAAGTTGGAAGAAAGCCTAATTCGTCATATGGTGTTAAACATCATTCGTACTCATGTAAAGAATTTCAAAGCAGAGTATGGTGAAGTGGTATTGTGTTGTGATAATCGTAAATATTGGCGCAAAGAATTTTTTCCTTTCTATAAAGCAAATCGTAAAAAAACCCGTGATAAATCGGACTTGGATTGGCATTTAATTTTTGATATTCTTGGTAAACTAAAACAAGAACTCAAAGATAATTTCCCATACAAAGTATTGGATGTTGAAGGTGCTGAAGCAGATGATATTATTGGTACATTGGTGCCAATCTATTCACCACACCAAAAGATTTTGATTCTGTCATCTGATGGTGACTTCTTACAGTTACAAAACTACAAAGATGTAAAACAATATAATCCGTCACAGAAGAAATATGTAAAATCTGAAAATCCAATCCTAGAACTCAAGGAGAAGATTATTCGTGGTGACAAGGGTGATGGTATACCCAATATGTTTTCGCCTTCCGATTGTTTTGTCCGTGACCTCCGTCAGAAACCTATTACACAAAAAACATTAGAAAAGTATTTGAGTGAAGATATTAAAAACTTCTCATACGATGAAGCTGTAAATTTTGGTAGAAACCAAACACTCATAGACTTGACTTTTATCCCACAAGAAATAAAAGAGAAGATTATAAATACCTATGAAGAAACAAAACCTGCTAAAGGTAAGTTGTTGAATTATTTTATTGAACACAAACTGAAAAACTTAATGGAAGTAATCGAGGAATTCTAATGAAAAACCTATATGAAGTATTTGATGAATTTGAAATGGCTTCATCTAAAAAAGACAGAATGGATGTAATTGAAAAAAATCTGTCTACCACATTGGTACAAGTGCTTGAACTAGCTTTTCATCCAAACCATCAATGGTTAATAACTGAAATGCCTGATGGTTATGAAGTACCAACAGATGTTTTACCTGGACTTTCTGGAACACAATTATCGGTTGAATTGCGTAAATTATATTTGTTTCAAAAAGGACATCCTAACGCAGAAAAGTTAACTGCAGAAAAAAGAAAAGAATTGTTGTTGCAGTTATTAGAAAGACTAGAACCCCGTGAAGCCGAAGTTGTGATTGGTATTTTAAGTAAAGACTTGGGTGTAAAAGGACTAGATTATAAATTTGTAAAGGAAGCTTTTCCAAATCTATTACCTTAAATGTACGAAAAAGAAAGAATTATCGTTATTTGCGGTACCTTTGATCCACTCACTATTGAAGAATTGAACTATATTAAAAAATGTCACCATAAAGGTGACCACCTAATTGTCGGCGTCCATACCGATTGGTGGATGATGTGGGCGCTTGGAGGTTTTGTACAAACTTATGAAACCCGCAGAGAAATCATAAAAAGCTTAAAATACGTGGACGAAATATTTACATTCAATGATTCCGATGGCACCGTCTGCCAACTTCTCAAAATTGTTAAAATTTGTTATCCTCATGCTGATATAACTTACATATCACAAGAGGATATGCACAATATGCCAGAAACTAAAATAAAAGGCATAACTTTTGAAACCATGAAATAGGAGATACAAGTGACCAAATTTGTAGGCAAGTTTCGTAAGAACCAAGACTATAATGATGATTACATTTACGCCAAAAACTTTCTACACAGTAAAAGACGCAGAGGTGAACATTCTGAAGTGAAAAAACAAATGAAACATTGGCAAGATGAGAATTTCGAAGAACTCGAAATTTCACAAGGTAAGAAAGATTGATGTTTACCTAAATTTTTAATTATTATCAGCATAAGTAAGTATGCTGCCGTTTGATAAGAATAGGATTATAATATGAGCTTGTGGCAAGATTATATAACACATAATGGAAGAAATGCAGGTAAGTGGTCTCACTACTTTAATGCGTATGAGAGGCACTTCTCAACGTGGAAAGATAAAAGTATTACTTTCCTCGAAATTGGTACGGCACAAGGAGGTTCTCTACAAATGTGGAGAGGATTCTTTGGACCAAAATCAAAAATCATTAGTATCGACATTATGCCTCAATGCCGAGAACTCCAAGAACCAGGTACTTTTGTCCGAATCGGTGACCAATCAGATCCGGCATTTCTACAAAGTTTAGTTGATGAATTTGGAATACCAGATATCATTTTAGATGATGGTTCACATCAACAACATCATATCATGGCAACATTCGAATTTTTCTATCCAAAGATGCACAAGAATGCTGTTTACATGGTAGAAGATTTACATACAGCGTATTGGCCTGAATATAATGGCGATTTAAAGAAACCTGACACTTTTATGGAATTTACCAAAGAGTGTTTGGACAAATTAAACGCTCGGCACACTAGAGGCAAGTTAGCCGAAGATTATATCTCAAAGGAAACAGTTTCCATCTCGGTATATGACAGTATTGTGTGTTTTGAGAAAGGTGATGTTTGGTGGGTTGAACCTCTAAACAGTGCGTTGCTAAAATACAACAAACCAGCTTGACAATCCTAAAATAGTGTAGTATAATGGTTCTTCTACAATGGAGAATTGTTATGATTATTCACGGATATATTCCAAAATCCAAAAAGCGAAAAGTTTCAAAGGCAAAAAAGATACAGCACGAAGAATGGTTACTATCCATTAATTCGATGACTACCAATTTCAGTAAAACAAAGTCCAAGAATATTTCCGCAATTGTTCCTTTACCTAAGATTCCTGCAGGCAGGGAAACTCCAAAATTTGCGTCCGTGAATACAGGTTTTGTGCCTTGTACAAAAAAACTTCCATTTTCGTATACCGGCGATAAAATGAAAGGCGTGGCTACGATGCATAAGTCAAATGCCGTGCCGGTTTTCACGGATGCCGAAGCAAAAGAAATTTCCAGCATGCGGAGATAAGAAAAAATGAATCCTAAAGGTTGGAGTGATGAAGATTGGGACGATTATGAAGAATATTTGCAAAATTTGTCGGCTGAAGAACTTGAAATTGAGTTAAAATTGCTTAAAACGCTCGGAAAAGCAAAAAAAGACGGCAAAATTATTGTTCCGAGCAACACTTTTTATGAAATGTGAGTATATTATGTTACAACAATGGGAAGAAACACAGATACATAGAGGAATTGATGAAATTATGCATAATTTGCGTCATATTCCAGCTGATGATGTTGCATATTTCTTGGTAAAGTTCAATCCGAACCTTGCCGAAGAGCTTGTAGCTGCAATTGAGCAGCGAATTTTTGATAAAAACGAAGGAAAAAAATATGAATGATACTCCTTACTATATTTGGCTTGATGCCAAAGCAGATGATGATGAAATTCCTGCGTGGAAACGCTTAGATATCGTAACTCGCAAGTGGGCAACTCTTTCAAATATGGAAAAAGACTTAAATGACTACCAAAAACGCAAAGAATTTTACCAATAAAAGATATTCAACAAAAATTGTTGATGCAAATGATGGTACAGGCGATGGTATTCTAATTCTTCCTGAAGAAATTGTAAAATACAATCATTGGAAAGAAGGTCAAGCGGTCGAAATGGAATATAAAGAAGGAAAACTCTACCTAAAAGCCTTACCGGATCAGAGCGTTGTATAAAAACAACAGCATGAAAGTTGCCGCTTGACGGTAGATGATTTTTGTGAGATAATACTATTATTAACTCGGAGAATCTATGGAACTAATTCAATCTAAATCGTTACTTGCCAAACTAATGGCAAATGAGAATCTGACAATCGAACAACGTAATACCAACACGGCCGCATTTGATGTGAAGAACCGTGTGTTGACCGTTCCTGTTCTCGATAAAAACATCTCAGGTTATCTCTACGACCTTTTTCTAGGTCACGAAGTAGGCCATGCACTATACACACCCCTAGACGGCATGATGAAAGCACATGAAGAAAAGATACCAATGGGTATTATGAATGTGCTGGAAGATTCCCGTATTGAAAGAAAAATCAAAAACAAATATCCCGGTATTCGTTCCTCTTTTGTCCGTGGTTACCGTGAACTAATCGAAAAAGATTTCTTTGGCACGAAAGGCACGGATCTCAATGATATGAATTTTATCGACCGTGTTAATCTCTACACAAAAGGCGGAGCTGCACAAGGTATTCGTTTTAATGATATTGAGAAATCACTAGTTCACCGTATTGAAAATACCGAATCATATGATGATGTTATCAAGCTTGCGTATGATGTTATGGCTTATTTAAAAGAAGAAGCCGAACAACGCAAATTGCAAAATCCTGAATTCGAAGAAGATCCTGATGGTGAGTTTGAATCTGAAGGTTACGAAGAATCTGATGATTATGATGATGACACCATGGAGAAATTTTCACAATCAAATTCTGAAGCCGATGAATCAATGGATGAAGTTGAAGAAGATTACAAAGAACAACAAATTGGTCATGAAGGTGGAGATACCACTGGAGAAGAATTTGATTCTTTGACTGATAAATCATATCGCCAAAACGAAAGTAAATTATTTGAATCAAGTGATAGGCACTATTACTATGGTAACATCAATGATATCGATTTAAAACAAGCAGTTATTTCATACAAGCAGTTATGGACAGAATACAAAAATGATTTAGGTAAATACAACATTTCTGGTATCGACACAAAAGCTTTTATGAAAATTCGTAGTGACGCCAAAAAAGTTGTTGGTTATTTGGCCAAAGAATTTGAATTGCGTAAAAATGCTGACCAGCAGAAACGTGCATCAATTTCCAAAACTGGTGAATTGAACATGAACAAAGTTTATGCGTATAAATTTACCGAAGATATTTTTAAACGCATGACAGTTTTGCCTGAAGGTAAATCTCATGGCCTTGTTATGTTCCTCGATTGGTCTGGTTCTATGTCTGACCACATGGAGAATACTGTCAAGCAATTAATCAATCTGGTAATGTTCTGTAAGAAAGTAAATATTCCTTATGAAGTATATGCTTTCACATCTGAACATACCGATAAGTACAATGTTGATTTCAAAGTTGGTGATTTGGACTTACATGGTTTTAAATTAATGAATTTGTTATCGAGCAAAATGTCGGCTTCTGAGTTTACTTACGCTTGTTCTGCTTTGGTCTATTGTGCTGAACCACGAGCTTGTCGGCCACATTGGTTTCATCTTGGTGGCACACCACTCTATGAATCCGTGATTGCTGCTATGAAGATTATACCTGAGTTTCAGAAAAACTATAAGTTGCAAATTGTCAATACGGTATTTCTGACTGATGGTGAAGGCAATCCTGTCAGAAATGTTTTGTTCTCACATACACATACCGATGGCAAAGAAAAACAACTATCTGGTTATAATAATCCAGATTTAGATTTAGGTAGTTCATATGGTAAACAAAAAGTTTTGGTGATTCGTGATCCAATTACCAAGAATGAAGAAAAGGTTTACGAACCATATGGTCCACAATTAATGGCCGCATATATTAAATTGTTAAAAGCAAGAACACAATGTAACGTGATTGGTTTCTATGTATTGTCTGGTCGTGAGTTTGGCCGTGTTGCACACACATTCTATCCTAGAGCTAGTGACCATTTGAAATTGAAAGCCGAATTTCGTAAAGAGAAATATAAAATTATTACCAATGCTGGTTTTGATGAGTATTATTTACTCCGTTCAGAAGGCCTAGATACTGATGATGATGTAGAATTTCATGTAAAAGAAAATGCTACTACTCGTGGTCTGGTGTCAGCATTTAGTAAATATGCCGGCAACAGGTTGTCTAACCGTGTTGTACTAAATCGATTTATAGGAATGATTGCATAATGGAACTATCTAAATTTATGAATGGCGATAAGAAAGCCATTGTAGAAAGGTCTGAGTATAATTACACTATCGTTTATTATCTAAACGAAAAAGTAATTAAAAAAGAAATTACTGCCGATTATCAGAAAGCAGAAGATATGGCAGAAGATTATGTCTTGGCCGAAGAAAAGAAGGGGCCAAGTTTTTTAGTAGAGAAATGGAACGATGTCTGATATGATTGCTGAAGATGAATTCGATCCTAAACGGATCGCTGATGAAATGATTAAACGATGCCTTGATGCCAGAGAATGGACAATCAAGTGCTATGTTCAAGAAGAATGGTTTATAAATGGAGTTGTTCCATTTACCATTAATATGAAAGATGGTTTATATACTTGTAAAGTAATTGCTCCCACGAAATTGGCAGCACTTAAAAAAGTAGAAGAATATATGCCCGTGATTAAATTTATTGAGGAAGATGATAATGAATGATAAGCAAAAAGAAGCACTATTGATTTTACAGGAAGAATGTGCTGAAGTGATTCAAGCGGCCTGTAAGATATCTCGTTTTGGTACAGAATCAAGATGGCCAACCGAAGAATCAGGTACGACTTTGGAAGAATTTCAAATGGAAATTGGCCAGACTTTGGCTATGATTGATATTTTGACCGATCAAGGTGTATTGAATACTGAAGCGGTCAATATGGCTAGAGAACATAAAAAAATAAAACTGAAAACTTGGTCTAACATTTTTAACTGATGGATCCAAGAGAATTATTAAATTGGTTAAAAAGTTTAATTGTATGGACGCCAGAAGGTAGTCAAGCACGTCAGCGTATACAAGAACTGATTAACCGCCTAAAACAACATTTAGGTCAAACATGAAAATACTAGTTACCGGTTCTGAAGGTTATATTGGCAAGCATCTCTGTGCCAAACTGGTTAATCTTGGTCATGAAGTTCATAAATTAGACTACGATACTAAATTTGACCTACACCAATATGACTATGATATTCGTGATGCTCAAGAATTACAATACGGCACCACGTCATTTCATACCTACGATACGGTGATTCATCTAGCGGCTCTTGTTCGTGTAGGTGAATCAGTACAATATCCAACATTGTATTACGACACCAATATCAATGGTACACTAAATGTAATACAGAAAATCAAACACAAAAACTTTATCTTTGCTTCTACTGGCGCAGCATCTAATCCATTATCTCCGTATGGACTGTCGAAACGAGTTGCAGAAGATATTGTGGCCGAACAATGTAAACATTTTACCACATTTCGATTTTATAATGTTACCGGTACTGGTGGATTTCCTGCCACCAATCCTGATGGTTTATTCTATAATCTAACTCAAGCGATGGAAACAAAAAAGTTTTATTTACATGGTACGGACTATAATACAAAAGACGGCACTTGTGTAAGAGAGTATATTCATGTCAATGATGTGTGTGATGCTCTGATTCGAGCCATTGATACT